ATCCTGTACTCATGGTTGCCAATGGTAAACACCAGCCGAGGGTTCCACTGCTTCTTCTTGTCGTGCTTTAGCTTGGCCTGCTCCTCCCTGATGGGGTCTAGGAAGGCTCTCATTGCGTTTATACCAGCGTTAACGTCCTCGACATATCTGCGCCCCTCAAAAGACTTACTGCCCTTAGCGTCGTGCTGAGACAGCGAGGGGAAGTCCCAGTGGTCACCTATGTGAACAATAACGTCTGGTTTTGTTTTGGCGGCATACATTCCTGCCCAGCGGAGATGGTCCCAAGACTGACCCGGCTTTGTCTGGGTGTCTGGGATAACCATGTGACGAGGCAATGGCTTGCCTCTGCGGGTCTTAAAAAAATCTTTTAGGTAATCAATCATCGGGGTAGCCCTCCGTGGCTATATTGTACACCAGTTAGTCACTGGCGCAATGGTGCTGTATCTGCCTCCAGTATGGCTTCAATAGCCAGCTTTTGCTGCGGGGTTACCCAGAGGTGCAGCTCGGTCAAACCCTCGTTATTTCTGCGCTTTCGCATCTCTCGCATGATCTGGGCCTTTGGCTTTGGACCGCTGTTGAAGACTGCGTCAAAGTTTTTGTCAAAAGTCTCTTTGTCCGGCATTGGACGGGGCGCTGATCCCTTACCCATTTGGCACCTCCAGCGTGTATTCAGCAACCATGCACTTCTCATCAAACTGGTTGTAAACCGGGACCTGAGTGGAAGTGATTTTGTGGCCCATGCAGCGCAGGTCATAAACCCTTGCAGCCAGCCTACTTACCCCCAGCTCCTGCCAAGCGTTCAGGGTGGTAAGAGCACCACCCCCCTCAAGAAACTCAATCACGCGATCATTCTGACTTAAATTTTTCATACATCCTCCGGTTAAATAACATCACAGCCGTGGCTCTCTTCAAGACCTTGGGCCTCAAAGAGTTTGTCACGGAGAGTAGCTTCAAGCTCAAGATAGATGAGCTCCTTATACATATCTGCAAAGCTAATGCGCTCATTGCTAATAAAATTATGAGCATTAGCACACACAGCTTGAAAATCACCCAGAGCCGCACAGTGGTAAAAGACATCTTCATTGCCCTCCTCAGTGATGTCGTGTTTAACGCTGTAAATGTAGCGCCGCCTGTTCAGGATTTTCTCAAAGTTATCAGGGTCTTCATACAAAGCCTTGATCATTGTTTTCTTGAGGTCAAACACAGCCTCGGGCAGAAAGTCCTCAATCCAGCTAGGCTTCGCCTGAAACCAGCTATAGACCGCAAGATCCTTCAGCTCATCTGACAGGCTCATCAGGTCATTATCCCAATCAGCCGGTGCCTGTGCAATTACGCTTTCAAAAATATCTTTCATGTCTTTCCCCTTGGTTTTTGATTGCCCCCCGTAGGGGGCGGTTAGATTAGAGTTCGTAAATGTCTTTATAGTATGGCTTGTCGCATAAATCGTTAGCTTTGATATTGCTCACAATAACTTCATATTTTCTTTGCATATATCTATTGCTGGCAGTATCGAAACACCAGCTGCGTAACAAACGATCTTCACAAAGCCAATCAAACAGTTGTGTAACAACTTTTTCAGCCTGTCGATCAGGTGAAGCCGTATGTTCTGCCAACCACTTTAAATGATCAATTTCATCTTCAAACTTATCGTCCCAGTCGTTAAAGTCTTTCATTTTACTGCCCCTTACTTATTGCGTTAGTGAGGCTTCATGATAATACAGTAACGGTTACCATGCAACCCCCCTAAGCAAAATAATTTTACCAGTCCAAACTGCAGGCCATCATGGTCCCGGCATCTTGGTTCTCAAGGTAGAACCCATGCTTCTCCACCAGCTTCTGCAGCTTTGGGTGGAACCCGGTAGGATGCCACTCCTGCCAGTAGTCGTGCAGCGGCATTCCATCAGGGGCACACTCGCCCTCGCAACGAAACCAGATGCGGTGCTTGTCCACCTTCTCTTCCCCGGTAAACTCATCGTAGGTCACAGCGTTAGCCTTTGGGAACGCCTTGTTGATGTGCTTGCATAAAGTGATTGCTTTCATGTACTTCCCCTTTGATTGCCCCCCTCGGGGGGCGTTGAATGATTAAGTTAAACAGCGAGCTGCTCGCAGACCTTGTTGTAGATCCCTTCGCAGAAAGAGTTGGCCACCAGATCGCTAATCAGGACCATCGGGTCGCCTTCAGAACCGTTGTCATAGATCAGGTAGAACCACCCAAGGTCATTGCCATCCTTGTCAAAAGGGATGACAACATCTTCACCAGAGCTGGACATGGCCTCAAGGATCTCGGTGTAATCTGCAGACTGCTCAAGGCAATCATCCTCACCGTCATTGATGGTGACCGTACACTCTGCGGCCAACAGCTCAGAGATCAAACATTGCGACGCAAGCCGGTCAGCGACGTTGCAATACTCTGGTAGACGTGCATTAAAACCCATAAATATCTTTTCCATTTTACTTCCCCTTATATGCCCCCCGGAGGGGGCGGTTAGATTAAACTCCGTATCTCGCCTCAAACTCTAGCTGTTCATCATAAGCGCGCCAGTAAGCGTCTCGACGCTGTTTCTCCTTATACTCTGGAGTGTCATAAGGCCAAGCCTCATCGCCATCATCTTCTGGGAACAGCGCGATCTCCAAAGCTTCCATAACATCAGCAACAGCATGATAAATATCGCCATCGACGTAATGGGCTTCTTCCGTACCGATAGATAACCCTGCCACCTCAACGATGTGTCGCTTGTCGTGATCTTCAGGATCGCGCACTGAAGCCACATAACCCTCGCCTTCAAAATTAGTGATTAAACCGCACTCTGCGCCTTTGCAGTCCAGAACATCGTATGCCTCAAATGGAACGTCTTTTCTGACTAAGTCCATGTTTTTCCCCTTACATATCTCGTTAGTGAGGTTACATTGTACACTAGTAACCGTTACTGCCTTAGAACCATTTTGCATATGCTTATAACCTTTTGGAATAACCAGGGAATTACCCTCCGGACAAAGTTTGATGTTTTTTGTCCGCTACTTTTTAAGGGCAAAAAAAAGACCCCGCAAGTGCGAGGCCAAAGGGGAAATAAACAAAATAGAAAACGATAAAGTTACATTGCCGGGGAATTCCGGAAACACCGTTAGTCTACTGGAAAGGAGGGATTAAGCAACAATAATTGCTCCTCGTCGGGAGGTATCTGCGCATCCTCGATTTTCTCCTGCACAATGTCTGCGATCTCCTCGATCTCAGCAAAGGCTCTATCAGGGTTGGCGCCCTCAGAGATCACGCTGTCACACACTGTCAGTATTCTGTCCTGCAGGTCATCAAACCCGTGAGCCCTGCACAGCTCAATTAAGTTGCCGATAGTGATAGTCTTCATTTCAATCTCTCCGTATGGAATTTGATCTGTTCGTTGAAGTCATCTAGCAGATCTCGATAATCTGCCGCGTACATTTTTTTAACCTTGCGCTTGTCCCGGTGCATCTCGTCAACAAAGTCCCGGCCAAAGTAGTCAATCATCCAAAGGGTGTACTCACTCTCTGCAGAGCCGTAGCGCATACCAAAACCGTTGCACCCCTTACACTGTGGCCAGACATTGCACTCCTCTAAGCTCCAATAGCTGGAGCTCCCCTTGGGGATGTAGTGCCCACCATCGCACTCCTTCCAGTGGACACTCTTGCCGCAGCTCACGCACTGACAATACCCATTGTCATCTGCTGACTTCATCCTGCTAAGTTTCTGCAGCTTCTCGAGGCACTGGGCCCTTAGTGTTTTCTTAGCCATAATTGTGAACCACCGAGCTCTCCCTGAGTACCGGGCCATCCTTGCTGGGGAACCCAACACTTACCACCCCATTCGTAATGGTGGCTATATTACTGTCTAGCTCCCGGTAAACCTTGCTCACCTGATCCCTCTCCAGATTGCTTGTTTTGCCCATTGTGTCTGGAAAAAGAGCAATTTGCAAAGCGGACCACAGGGCCTTCACGCTGTCCTGCGTCCACTCAACCTCGATGCCGGGGACATCCCTGCCCTTAAATCTCACCTGAGAGGTGTAGCCTGCAGCGTTGAGCTCCTCTGCCAGCTCACGACAATACTTGTGAATAGCGTTGTTTTGAGTCCCGGTTCTCGATCTGTTGGTTTTGCACACCACCTTGAGGTAGCGCTTCTCTTGCCAGAGATCACCAAGGTTTTTAAACAGGTTGATCAGGTCTAGCTCCGTATCGACAATGTAGTCTTTCATATTTTCACCCTCAAAAATTTATCCCGCAACTTATCGGCTTTTGTCTCCAGCCGCATCTGGCACTTTGGCAAGGCCTTCTTGATCCCCAGCTTTTCTCGCCTTCTCGTGTTAACAGCAACATACTCCTCCTTCTGCAGCAGGCAGTGGGGCTCGCAGTGCGTGCGAAACTTTAGCCTCCCCTTTAATGTTGCCCTGCCAACCCTCCCGGTCTTGCTATGGTCTCTGGTCCAGTTGCTGTACATGCTTATCGTGTACAGCTTGCCGTCCTCAAAATACTCATGGTCCCC